AATGTAAGAGAGGAGTTTTACTTATGGAATTAGCAGAAAGTAGTAATGGACATATGGACTTCAAAGACTTTGGTGGTCTTCCTAACAATGCAGGAAGTGGCAAGAATGGAGACATTTTATTTACTACTAAAGGACACAGTTCAGGAGATACATATTCAATCGTCTTAGAGATGATTAAAGTATATTCTGACTAAGGAGAAACTATGTATTATATTTCTGAAAATGGAGATTTTCCCCCACAGTATTTTGTGTTAAAGCAAGATGAGGATGGCATCTTAAGACCTGTATTTGGTCCAGACCCAGACCTTGTGGATGCGGAACGTAAACTTGCAGAACTATCTGGTTCAGATGAAAGAGCTAGAAATGATAAAGGTCATTTCATAGCTGATGATGAATCTACTCCAGATATAAATGAGGCTTATGTTTCAGGGAAAGCACCTGCTAAGAAAAAGAAAGTAGGTAGACCTAAAAAGAAAGCATCTAAGAAATAATGCTAAACGAATCTCTATTGACTAAAGAAATCCGTCAGTGGAGCAAAGATGTATTGGAACAACCCAATAAAAAGTTTAATAACTTACCAGCTTGTCCTTTCTCAGAACATACTTGGTCTAAGGACAAAGTACGAGTAGTTTTAGGAAAAGGTGGTAATTGGAACGATCTAATAGAAATTATAGAAAATTTTGATGATACACATGATGTAGTAGTATATTGTGGTACAGATGTAGATTGTATTAGTGCTGAAGAAGTTGAAGATAGATTAAGAAACTTAAATGAGTATCTATGCAAGTTAGATTTATATGTCATGGGTTCGCACCCTGAAGAAGATGAAATAGAACACGCAGGTAGTCAAGAAAATTTTGAACCTATTTTTGAAGAAGCATATTATACAGTCTATTTACAGAGACTTAGTATATTAGTAAAAGCATCTGATAGTATTTTTAAAAAAGGATATTACAAGAATTATTCTAGTAATGTTATGAAAAAGATTGCTAATAGGAGAAATTATGGCAAAGAAAATGAATGAAAAAATGATTAATAAAGCTGGCGGTAGAAAGATGCCGTTAGAAAAAATGAAGAAGATGAAGGGCGGTGGAAGCCCTTTAGAAAAGAAAGCTTCAGGCAAAAAGATGATGCGTAAAGGCATGGGCAAAAAAGTCGACATGGATAAACGCAGAGGCGGTATGCAAATGCCTATGGTTGAAAACTTTAACGACATGATCAAAAGAAGGTTTGGCGGTAAAGTTTAAACAAATATGTCTAGAGCCAAAAAGGATTCTAGGTTGGCTAGGGCGGGAGTCTCAGGTTATAACAAACCTAAGAGAACGCCCAACCATCCTACTAAGTCTCATGTAGTTGTTGCTAAAGATGGCAACAAAATTAAGACTATTCGTTTTGGACAACAAGGAGTAAAAGGTGCTGGTAAGAATCCTAAAACTAAAAAGGATAAAGCAAGACGTAAATCTTACTACGCCAGACACAATGCTCAAGATAAAAACCCTAGTAAGTTAAGTGCTAGATATTGGTCACATAAAGTAAAATGGTAATGTCTAGAGCAAATTTTAAAGTGTTAACAAGGAAAGCACCTGCAGGAAAAAAGAAAAATGCCTCTAAGAAAAGGAAGATCAAGAGAAGTAATAAGCGATAATATATCTAAGCTTAGAAAAGAAGGTAAACCCCAAAAACAAGCAGTGGCTATAGCCTTACAAAAAGCTGGCAAAAGTGAAAAGAAAAAGACGAGACCCAAAAGTAGGAACAGGTAAGAAACCTAAAGGCAGTGGTCGTAGGTTATACACTGATGAAAATCCTAAAGATACAGTGGGAATAAAGTTTGCTACACCAGCAGATGCTAGAGCAACAGTTGCAAAAGTAAAAAGAATAAATAAACCTTTTGCTCGTAAGATACAAATACTAACTGTACTAGAGCAAAGAGCTAAGGTTGCAGGTAAAAATGAACAAGCAAGGATAGCTAAAAAAGGCAAAGAAGCTATCAGAAGAAAAGAAGGTAAGTAATGGCTACAAGCGGAACGACAACATTTAATTTAGATTTATCTGACATTATGGAAGAAGCATATGAATTATGTGGATTAACCATGAGGTCTGGATATGATTACAGAACTGCAAGACGTGCTTTAAATTTAATTTTTTTAGAGTGGCAGAATAAAGGCTTGAATCTTTGGAAGATAGAGCAAGCTACACAAGCTTTAACTGCAGGCACAAGTAGCTATGCAGCAGAAACATCTGCTCTAGAAATAGTAGATGCTTTTATTAGAACTGATAGTGGAGATACTGATAAACAATTTGATCAACAGTTAACTAGAATATCTAGAACAGAATATAACCATCAAGCAAAGAAACTATTACAATCTAAGCCTACACAGTTTTTTGCAGATAAAGGAACAAGTGGTATCAATATAGTATTATGGGCAACACCAGATAGTGCTCAAACTTACACTTTAGTTTATGATTATATTAAAAGAATAGAAGATGCAGGGAATGTCGCTAGTAATAATGCAGACGTGCCTGCTAAATATTTACCTTGTCTAACTTATGCACTGGCTTACAACATAGCTTGTAAAGAACCAGAAGCTCTTAATAGAGTTAATATGATTAGAGGTAGATATCTAGAATTATGGAATGAAGTATCTGAGTCTGATAGAGAAAGGGCAGCAGTCAAGTTTGTTCCAGGTGGAACAGTTTATTAATTATGGCATACGCAGTTGGTAGAAAAGCTTTAGGACAATGTGATAGATGTGGTTTCACGTATAAACTAAAAGAACTTAGATACGAAATAGAAGATGAAACTAGAAATGGTTTACGTGTATGTCCAGAGTGTTTTGACCCAGATCACCCACAATTCCAAGTTGGTCGATTAAATACTTCTGACCCAGAAGCTTTGTTTAATCCTAGACCAGATGGAGGCGAGAAAGAATCAACTTCGTATTTTGGATTTAACCCTGTTTCAAGTACAGGCATGATTCTTAGGGCAAATACAGGAAAAGTTAAGGTGGTTACAGGATGACTTATGCAGAATTAAAAAGTTTAGTGCAAAATTATTTAGAAAATACTGAAACAACATTTGTTTCTGATTTGCCTAAAATAATAGAACAAGCTGAGGTAAGAATTTTAAAAACAGTAAAGCTACCTGTTTTTCGTAAAAATGTAGAAGGAACTGTAACTTCAGGTAATAAATACTTAAATACACCATCAGATTTTTTAGATAACTTTTCTTTGACTATAACTAATTCTGATAATCAAGAATTTTTATTATTTAAAGATGTTAACTTTATTAGAGAGGCATATCCTAATGCTTCAACTACTGGAGTACCAAAGCACTATGCTTTATTTGATAATACAACTTTTATACTAGGACCAACTCCTAATGCAACTTTTGTAGCCGAACTACACTATTTTTACAAACCTACTTCAATAACTGCAGGAGCAGAAAGTGGTACAACGTGGTTATCAACAAATGCAGAAAATGCTTTACTTTATGGCTCTATATTAGAAGCTTATGTTTACATGAAAGGAGATTTAGCACTTATGCAAGTTTATGAAAAAAGATATGAACAAGCATTAGCAAGATTAAAAACTTTAGGTGAGGGAGAAAATACTGTAGATCATTACAGAGATGATGTATATAGAGTACCAAGATCATAATGTTTAGTGTAGATGTAAAATCAGGAATAGGTGAAGTAGGAGTTAAGACTACACATAATGAAGGATTAAGTCCTGAATACTGGACACAAAGAATAGTAGAACGATTAGTTGCAATTAGTGATAATGCAGACCCAATGGTTAAAGCACAAGCAGAGGCTTTTAAAGACTCTATCACTAATTTAATTCTACTATACATGAAACAAGCTATATCAAGTGATCGAGCAACTGTGGCAGGTTTGCTAGAGAAACAAGGTCATAAAGATATGGCTGATATTGTAAGGAGATTATAATGGCGATTACGCAAGCAATGTGTACATCATTTAAGAAAGAACTTTTAGAGGGTGTACATAATTTTAAAAACTCAGGTGGCAATGATTTTAAGTTAGCACTTTATACAAGTTCTGCTAGTTTAGACGCATCCACTACAGCATACACTACTTCTAATGAAGCTAGTGGTACAAACTATACAGCTAAAGGAGCATCTCTAACAAGAGTTGACCCTTCTACTTCTGGAACTACTGCACTTACTGACTTTGCAGATTTAACATTTAGTAATGCAAGTGTTACAGCAAGAGGCTGTTTAATATTTAATGATACTGCTTCAGGAGACCCTGCAGTTTGTGTTCTAGATTTTGGCGGAGATAAAACATCTACTGCTGGAGATTTTACGATACAGTTCCCTGCAGCCGATTCTTCAAACGCAATAATTAGAATAGCTTAAGTATGGCTATAATTAATGGTTGGGGTCGAGGCACTTGGGGTCAAGGTGCTTGGAGTGAACCAATAGCAGTTGCAGTAACGGGTGTTGCTGGTACAACTGCATTAGGTGATGAAACTGTTTCTATTAGCACTGTATCTGGTGTTAGTGCAGTTGCAGCCACATCTGGTTTAGGAGATGAATCTGTAAGTGCAGCAGCTAATGTAGCAGTCACAGGATTAGTAGGAACATCTGCTTTAGGCTCAGAATCATTAATTACTAACAACAATCTATCTGTAACAGGGTTTGGATTAACATCTTCACTAGGAAGTGTTACACCAGTAGCAAATGCAAATGCACCTGTAACTCTAGATGCAATAGTATCAGGACTAGGTGGAGTTGTTGTATGGAGTAGCGTAAGCACTTCACAAACACCAAACTATACTAATATAGATACATCTCAAACTCCTAATTGGCAAGAGGTGGCATAACGAGGAAAATTTATGGCAACATATGTAAACAATTTAAGATTAAAAGAAATAGCTACAGGTGATGAAGCTGGAACATGGGGTACTTCTACTAATACAAATTTAGAATTAGTTGGAGAAGGTTTAGGTTTTGGCACAGAAGCTATTACAACAAATGCAGATACTCATGCTTCTACTGTAGCTGATGGTTCGGCTGATGAGGCTAGAGCTATGTATATTAAATATACAGGCACTCTAGATAGTGCTTGTACTATAACAATAGGTCCAAATACATTAAAAAGAGTTCACTTTATAGAGAACGCAACTTCAGGCAGTCAAAATATAATAATAAAACAAGGCTCTGGTTCTACTGTAACTATTGGTGCAGGTGATGTAAAAGTAGTTTATTTAGATGGTGCAGGTTCGGGTGCAGCAGTAAATGATGCTTTTGCTAGTTTATCAACAGTAGATTTAAAAGTAAGTGATGACTTAACAGTCACGGATGATGCGTCAGTGGGTGGTGATTTATTGGTGAGTGGTGAAGTGCAGACTGCTAATATAGGTTTTACCGATGGAGATAACGCTATCACAATAGCTGATGGCGGAGGTATAACAGCAGCAGCAGGAATCACATCCACTGCAGCATCTAATACATTTGGAGCAACATCTTTTAATGATGCCAATATAACTAACGTTGGTGATATTGCATTAGATAGTTTATCAGCAGATGGGTCTAGTATTTCAATAAATAGTCCAGTTGTTGTAAATGGTACAACACCTAGTTTAACTA